TCAGTATAAAGCTAATCGTAAGAAATCACGTGAGAAATCTAGTGTAGATTGGAATGAAGTGTTCCGTATTCTTAATACTGTTCGTGATGAAATACGCGATAACTTTCCTTATAAAGTAATACATCAAGATGGATGTGAAGCTGACGATTCGATAGCACAGATAGCTACGGCAACTCAAGAGTTCGGTAGATATGAGCCTGTTATGATTATATCAGCAGATAAAGATTTTGCTCAACTCCAAATAAATAGTAATGTTAAGCAGTATTCTCCTATGACTAAGAAACTTATTGTAGAAAAGAATCCTAGAACATTCTTACTTGAGCATGTACTTAAAGGTGACTCATCAGATGGTGTGCCTAATGTATTATCAGATGATGATGTATTTGTAGATGGTCGTCGTCAGACACCTTTATCAGCTAAGAAAAAAGCTGCCTTAATGGAAGACCCTTTAGCCCTAGGTGAAGATGTCTTGCGTAATATACAACGTAATCGTACCATGATTGACTTGATGGAATTACCAGAAACTATAAAACTGGATATTATAAATAACTATGATAGCCAAGATCCAACAGAGAATAAATCTAAGGTTCTGAACTATCTAATTAACAAACGTTGTAGATTATTAATTGAAAGTGTAGGAGAGTTTATTTTATGAAACTTGTTTATGAAGTCTTTGAGAAATATTCAAAGGCTAGAAGTAAAGAGGAGCGTATAGCTGTTCTTAAAGATAATGAATCATGGTGGTTAAAAGATATTATCCGTGGCACGATGGATGATACAGTTAGATGGAACTTACCTGCGGGTGCTCCACCTTACACTGAAAATAAACCTGAAAGTGCACCTTCCCAACTCAGTAAACAGCACAAGAAGTTTGTCAACTTTGTAGTAGGCGGACCTGGTGATAATATGAATGGTATACGGAGGGAAAGATTGTTTATAGAAATTCTGGAAGCTATTCATCCAGAAGATGCTAAGCTAGTAATTGCTATGATTTCAAAAAAGAAGACCGTTAAAACATTAACTAGACCTATAGTAAATGAAGCCTTTCCTGGGCTTCTAAAGGACTAACATTGCCTAACAAACTAAAAAATTAACCAATGGGTCGAAGTAGAAATTCTACTTTGGCCTTTTTTACTTTAAGGAAACAATCTAATATGATCTCAGCTCAAATTGAACGACTAAGACGTGACTCGCGAGAACTGGTACAATACTCAAAGAAACTAGAAAAAAAGGGTAGAGCCGATCTTGTACATAAGATTATGTTAAAGAAACAATTTATAGATCAGCACATTGAAGATGTGATAGCGGAGCAAAATTCTTCATAAAAACAAAAAATAAGTGTTTACATCTCCACTAAGGTATGGTATAATAAATTAACTTATTTTGGTGGAGATGGATACTATGAATATTTTTATATTAGATAAAAATCCTGTTGTAGCAGCACAGTTACAATGCGATAAACATATCGTTAAAATGATCTTAGAGTGTGGTCAAATGCTTTCAACTGCACATCGTATGTTGGATGGCACTCTTACTAAAAGAAAATCTAAATCTGGTAAGACCATGAGTAAATACTGGGAGCTTACTGGAGAGAAAGAGCAAGTTTTGTATAAAGCTGTACACACTGGCCATCCTTGTACCGTATGGACTATGGAAACTAATTCTAATTACAATTGGCATTATAAACACTTTATTGCTTTATGTGATGAATACACTTATCGTTATGGTAAAGTGCATATGACAGATACTAAATTACGTGATGTGTTAAAAAGACCACCTGTTATGACTTTATATAGCAATGACTTAACACCGTTTAGACTAGCAATGGGTGCAGAGCCACAGTGTATTAATGAGTCAGATCCAGTTGGTTCTTATCGTGAATACTATCAGACTAAGCAAGATAGATTTAAAATGGTTTGGTCTAAACGTGATATACCGGAGTGGTTTAATGTTTCTGCTGCCTAATCTTAAAACATTAGAAGAATTATCAATAGGTGACACAAAAATGCGCCTCGTTGAGACAGTTAAAAAAAATCAATATATACAGTTATATTCTAGTTTATCAAAGAAGTGGAATGTAATGTATAAAACAAATGTTGAACAAGAATGGATTGATTGGAAAAATTATGCCAGTGTATACAATAATAGACATAAACACAAACAAAGAGTGGGACGAAGTGATGTCTTGGTCAAGCCTAGAAAAGCTGTTAAGCGAAAACCCAAATCTAAAGCAAAGTCTCGCAGTGCCTAAAATAGTAAGTGCTGTTGGTGGAACACTTAAACACACTTCTGATGGTTGGAAAGACCTAACTAAAAGAATGCATGAAAAAGCTGGTAGAGAGAGTAAGATTATTCGATGAGCCGTAAATCAACTAAGAGTATGATCCTACGTTTGGACAACATGCCAGACTTTAAACCAATTACTGAAAATCAAAGCCTTGCTGTAGATGCTTGGGATGATGGCGATAGTCTAATCTTATCTGGTTCAGCTGGTACTGGTAAAACATTTCTTGCTGTATCATTAGCACTTGAAGATGCTCTTGATAAAGAATTGCCAGAATATGATAAGGTTACTATCGTTCGTTCTATAGTTCCTACACGTGATATAGGTTTCTTACCTGGCAATGAAGATGAGAAAAAGCAAGCATATGCTGCACCTTATATTAGTATTCTAACAGAATTGTTCCAAGATAAAGAAGCATGGATGAAACTCCAAGCCTCTAATAATATATCATTTGAATCAACATCATTTATACGTGGTACAACTTTTAATAATACTATTATAATTGTAGATGAAATGCAGAACTTAACCTTTCATGAACTTGACTCAGTCATTACTCGTGTGGGTACTAATTGTAAAATTATATTCTGTGGAGATTTCCATCAGTCTGATTTCCGCTTTGAAGATGAACGTAATGGACTGCCAGTGTTTCTTAATATACTTGAGCAGATGAAAGACTTTACGACTATAAACTTTGATTGGAAAGATATTGTACGATCTGGTATCGTACGTGATTATATTATGACTAAGGAGATGAATGGAGTACGTTAATGAATAAACTTAACAGTAACACATTGAAAGAAAATTTACATTATGAGAAAATTCGAACACACACCAGTGGATCTAGGCTATGAAGACCTTATTGCTGAAACAAAACAATCGGGACGAACTTATCTTACCCCTGAAGGTAATAGATATCCTAGTATCACCACTGTCCTATCAATCCTCTCAAGAGACTCAATCGCAGCATGGAGAGCAAGAGTAGGCGAAGAGGAAGCCAATAAGGTTTCTTATAGAGCATCTACACGCGGCACTGCAGTACATGATATTGTTGAGAAGTATCTTGACAATGAGGAAATTGATAGAAGTAAGTATACACTAGATGTAATCCAAAGTTGGCTAAACCTAATGCCTATTTTGGATGAACGTATTGGTAAAATCTTTTCTCAAGAGACACCTTTGTATTCTAAGTATCTTGGTGTTGCGGGTAGAGTTGACTGTGTGGCAGAGTTTGATGGTGTTCCTAGTATTATTGATTTTAAGACAAGTAAGAAACCTAAAAAACGTGAATGGGTAACAAATTACTTTACACAAGAGTCAGCATATGCTATAATGTGGGAAGAACGTACAGGAATGCCTATTACTAATCTTGTAACAATAATGGATGTGGATGGAAATGAACCTATTATATTTAAAGAACATCGTGATACGTGGGCGCCTAAATTACTCGAGACGATTGATCTATATCATCAGGACCAACGTAAAAGACCTCTCAGTTAGTCAGTGGCAAAGACGGAGAACAAAAAAGATAAATATATGTGTATTACTCGGTAAAGAGTATTGTATGAATAATTGGATAGAGAACAAGTTGGGAAAAGATAAATGAATATATTTGTTGTTTTAAATTTACGCACGGAGTTCGAATCAATCTCCTATAACTTTAATCCTTCCTTTACAAGCGATATAGATAGTTTAAGAGCCTTTAAAAAAGAAGGCTATAAGAAAAATCGGTTCCGTAAAGATTATGATAGAGCGGTTGAAATTGCGGAAGCAATTCTAGGAGAAACAAATGGAGCAAAAGCCTAACTCGTTTGGAGTAACACCAAAGGTACTATGTACTGATTCTGATCTTAATAAGGCAGATACCAATAATGATGGTGTTATTACTGATGCTGAGATAGCTCGTCAAGAGAGACTAATTCGTCTTGAGAATGAAGATAAAAAGGAAGATGCCCAAAGAGCCATGGCATGGTTCTGCTTAGTTGGAATGTTAGGGTATCCATTTGCAGTTATACTAGCTGTTGTATTTGGAGTAGATAGTGCCGCCAAGATTTTAGGCGATATGGCTGGTGTATATTTCATAGCTGTTGCTGGTATCATAGCTGCATTCTTTGGAGCTGCTGCCATAAAATCTAATGCCGCAAAGAAATAAAATGAAAGTTTATTATGAAAAGATTAATCTATCAAGTTTATGTTGGACCTAAATCTAACTTATATGATTGGTGTACTAATAGTGTAGAACAATATGCTAAAGATATAGGTGCCGATTATATTCTACAGACAGTACCTAAGTTGTTTATTAAACCAGATCCCTTTACTACAAATCGTAGTGAGGGAGCATCTCGTTTAGGGTATCTTCCTATATATGAAAAAGAAAACGCCTTTGGTTACTTTGATGACTATGATCAGATTGCTATTATTGATAGTGATATTTTTATTCGTGATAAGTCACCTAATATCTTTAATGAGATAAAGCCAGATGATGATTTTGCTGGTGTTTATGAAAGAGAGATGCCAGTCACACAAAACTATTCTAACAAGATTCGTAACTATTCGCGTATGCAATATGGTGGAATGAATATGGACTTTGACTTTGAACACCCACACGGTGGTGCTTTTATGAATATGGGTATGATGGTAATGAACAAATCATTCCAAAAATATCTAAGAGGTATGTCTCCAAAAGAATGGATCACACAACCTTTATGGAAAGACTTTGTTGATGGTAAGGGTACTTGGAAATGGTCTACAGATCAGACACTTCTAAATGCTTTTATTAAGATGGAAGGCATTAAAGTAACTCACTTATCATATAAATGGAATGCATTATTTACTGCAATACCTGATGATAGTTTAAGTGAAGCACACTTTATACATTTCTTCCTTAAGGATAAATTACCACAAAAAGGTGAGAATGTTGAGGAACTTATGAAGTATGTCTAAAAATTTAATATATCAAGTATGGGCTGGAGAACTAAGGTCTGCTTGTAAACATAGCTCTAAACTAATGAAAGAATACGCTGATAGAATTGGCGCTGATTATAGATTAGATATTGATCCTAATATAGCATCATCTTTATGTAATGTACCAATGTACTTTGAATGGCTTAATCCAATTTTATGTAAATCATTTTTAGAATATGATAAAGTATTAGTAGTTGATTTAGATGTATTTCCTACGCCAGATTGTCGCAATATATTTGAAGAGAATATTGGTGACGTTGGTATTTGTACTGAGCCATTTCAAGGTAAGTATAGAGCATCAACTGTAATTGGTGGTTCTATCTGTGCTGCTAGTGACGAACAATGGGCACAACATTGTAAAAGAATTTACGGAATAGATTTACCTAGAGATGATGAAGGTTATCTTAAAGTATATAATGCTGGTATGGTATTATTTACTAAAGAAGGCATACTCAAGTGCAGAGAAAGATTTGTAGAATTCCAATCCTACATTAATACCATGAGAAGTTGTGGATTAGGTAGGTTCTATACTGTAGATCAGAATTATTTCCATGCTATGATGGTGGCACATTTAGACTATACCGAAATGGATAATGATTGGAATTGTTATATACATTATGTAAGAGGACCTTTAGGTTTAACCACTCCTATACACGATGGTAGAGGCAATGACCCACAACTTGTACATATACAATTAAGTGGTGCTGATTACTTTGAAGATGATATGATAGATAGAATAACAAATCAACCACAGGGAAGATGGAATCTATGACTTTATGGGACGGATTTAAAGCTAATATTAAAAGAGAATATGAAGAAAATCCTTTTAACTTTCTTTCTCAAAGAACATTTAGATTATGCTTATGTCCATATCAAAAAGATATAGCAATAAATTATTATAATGAAATGGGTAGTAATTGGTTACCTAGTGTAGTAGAACATAATTTTGGTAACCCTACTATCAGCCATATGAACAAAACTAGTGTAACTATTCAACAAATGTATTATATGTACTTAATGAATAAGCACTGGGGTAAAAGTAGTTTTAATACAATACTTGAAATAGGTGGTGGTTATGGTAATGCTTGCCGTATCTATAAGAGTCAAGGTCATACTGGTACATATACTATAGCGGACTTTAAAGAACTACACAAAGTCCAACGTGCATATTTAGGGCGCACATCAAATACAACTAATGTTAATATGAAATCATTACAAGATTGTTGGGGCACTACAGATTTACTTCAAGCAACTTTTAGTATGAATGAGATGCCTTTATCTGATAGAGTACATATTGAAAATAATATAACCAACTATGATTATATCTTTATTGCACATAATCGTGTTTATGAGGGTATAGATAATATTGAATATTTTAAAAATATAGCAGAGAAACTAAAAGAAAAGTATACAGTAAATCACTTTCCATGTCACATTTATAATAAAGCATGGTTTTTAATAGCATCAAGGAAATAATATGATAAATGTTGAACTAGGCCATGTGAAAGATGTGGTAGAATTTTATAAAGATATTCGTGAAGGTCAAGAAGGTGAACATGGTGACGAATACTGCCAGCAACATGATGCAATTAAAAAGTTTGGTGCTGAGTGTGAATCATATCGTGAACTAGGTACACATCAGGGCGGCACTCTTGCTAATGCTCTATTATCTGGATTTACATATGTTGAAGGTGTTGATATTGATATGAGTAGGTATCATAGATTTCTAAAACCACACGCAGAAAGATATGCTAAAGAAAACGGAATACAGTTAAAGATTGTTCAAACTGATTCTATTGGTTTAGGTTCCATTGGTAAAGCTGTTGATATGCTTCTTATAGATTCGTTACATAAAGCATTTCATATGTCGCAAGAGCTACAACTACACGGTCCATCAACTAAAAAATATATTGTGGCTCATGATACTTGGTCTTGTCCAGAATTGCATAAGTGTTTAGAAGATTTTTGTAAAGAATATCCAGAGTGGTCAGTCCATGAACGTGGTACAGTAAATGTAGGTTATACAGTACTCAAGAAAAATGCGTAATATAATACTACAACACTTTGATAAATTTGATAACTTGCGTGAGCTTGACAAGAAAAGTCAAAAGAATATCCAAGAATATGCTGTACAAATAGGTGCAGACTATGAGCTTGTGTTAGGCATGCCATTCCGTAAGCATCTAACAGCACCTTGTCAAAAGTTATATATGATAGATGAACAGTATGATGATTATGATAATGTTCTAATGGTAGACATTGATATGTTTGTTCCAAAGAATATGAATAAGGATATATTTGAAGAACCTGGCATTGGTTTATATAATCCTATTCAACAAAGATTGCATAATAAGTTAGTAAGTCAACATCCATTTCAAGGATCAATGGATACTCCATACTGGGGTGGTGCTATCTATAAAATGGATAGAAAATTAAGACAAAAACTAAGAGCAGGTCTTGGTGGTAATGAGGGTTGGATGAATGCATATAACCAACCGTATCAGTGGGAAGATGAAGGTATATTTCATACACTTGCTTTTAAAACAGGTGTAAGAATAAGTCAAGATCAAATGTTACACCCTAAATGGTGCTATGATAACTACTTAGAATATCCACAATATGCTGGTATGATACATATTCGCACTAAAATTACACCACAAGGACCTAAACAAGAAAAGATTAAAAATTATCAAGCATTGGTTGATAAAGGAATTTTATAATGGACGCATATGTTATCACTATAGGCGGTAATGCTATATCTGAAGACGCCGCTCGAGTTTGTATTGAATCATCATGGGATATAAAGAATGATTTTTCTGTTAAAAAGTTTTGGGCTACAACACCAGATATGGCAGAGAAAACTTTAAAAGATTATAAACTAAAATGGAACTGGCCTTGGGAAGGTGAATTGCATGATATGGCTTCTGGTTTAAAAAAGTCTGCATATCAAACTGCCGATAGATTGGCACGTGTAGGTTGTTCTCTAAGTCACTTTAGACTATGGTATCTATGTTCTACAAGAAATGAATCTATTATAGTTCTTGAACACGATGCTATATTTAAACATAAACTTGATCCAGATAAGTATTTGAATAGAGGTTATGATATCATTGGTCTAAACTCACCGCTGGGTGCGACCCGTAAAGCACAAGTATTTCATAACACTATTCAGAGTAGTAAAAATGATTTACAATCTTGCCCCGTTATTGATAATACATTCATACCTCAAGGCATTGCTGGAAATAGTGCATATATACTTACACCAGATGGAGCTGAAGCTCTTATGAAAGCATCATACAAATTTGGACTATGGCCTAATGATGCAATTATGTGTCGGCAGATTATATCTAACCTTGGTGTAACAAAGAAATACTATACTGATATTCAACGTACTAGGAGTACAACTACATTATGAGAGCATTTGTTATTACTATAAAAGACAATCCAAAATCTGTGGAGATGTCTAATAGATGTATAGAGTCATATAAAAAACATTGCAATAATAATATAGAACAGTTTAATGCTATTACACCAGAGCAAGATCCGTTTTCTTTGGCTGAGTCTTATAAGATACCTTTACATAATTTCCGTGAAAAGTATTCTCGTTATGATAGAGTCATTTCTGCTTTTCTATCACACTTTTCATTATGGAAGAAATGTATTGAATTAAATGAATCAATTATTATATTTGAACATGATGCTGTAGTAACAAATAAAATTCCAGTTTTACCTTTTAATGGATTGGTTAATATAGGAGCACCAAGTTACGGTAGATTTAAAACACCAACACTAGGTCTAGGTAAACTAATATCAAAACAATATCTACCTGGTGCTCACGCATATGGTATTACACCAAAAGGTGCTCAAGCTATAATAGATCAGACTGTATTTAATGCTGGACCAACTGATGTGTTTCTTAATACTAGATTATTTCCTTGGTTAGAAGAATATTACCCATGGCCAGTAGAATGTAAAGATGAATTTACTACAATACAGAATGAGACTGGGTGTCTTGCTAAACATAATTGGGGGCAAGATTATGGCATCATATGATAAACTATACATTACTGGTGCTGATAAGAATAGTGATTGGTTATTACCTTGGTTTGAAGATAACTTTAATAAGCATAATCCAGATGCTCAACTTGCAGTATATGAGTTTGATACCTTTGCGCCAGAACTAAAAGGTTGGTTTAAAAAGCCAGCTGCATTAATGGATGCCGCAAAGATGGCAGATCAAATTGTTTGGTTGGATACAGATTGTGAGATAAGAGGAAACCTAGATGGAATCTTTAAACACATACAGCCTAATAAACTAACTATGGCAATAGATCGACCGTGGACTACACGCCGAGGTGATCGTGGCACATGGTATAATTCTGGAGTTATAGGTTTTCAAGGTATCCCACCGGTACTTAATGAATGGGCTAGATATATAAAAGAAGGATTAACAAATGAAGTTGGTGATCAAGAAGTTTTAAATTGGATGTTAGGTGGGGATCCTCTTAGAGAACTTACTCATATGAATACACTTCCATCAATATACAATTTTTTAAGACTAGATATACAAGACAAGTACCCGAATTTTGATAAAGCTAAAGTTGTACACTGGACTGGCAATAAGGGTAAAGAAGTTATAAAAGAGATGATGAATGACTAATAATGTACATATAATAGGTAACGGCAAATCTGCGGGGTATTTTAATGCAAATGCAGAAGGTATAAGAATTACTTGCAATCTTCCTCCTATGGCTGTAGATAATGTATTTGCAACTTGCATGGTAGATTTTAAAATGATGAGAGCCATTCAAGAAGGTAGTGTAGATGTTCCTGGCCATTGGATATTAGGTAATAGACCAAAGATCCATATGCAGAAAAATCCTAGTTTTTATATGAAACATTCTAGTCAGATCAGAGGTTTCTACCTAGATGTTCCTAAATATGCTTCTAATGCCACAGACTTTAATTGTGGCCATCTCGCAACTCACTACGGTGTGTCAAGATTTAAACCAAAAGAATGCCATATGTATGGCTTTAACTCTATGTTTGATTTTGATATGACTAGCTGTACAGATTTTTACTTAGAATCAGATCGTAGTGATAGTAATAATAATAGACTTGCTAATAACTGGAGAGGTATATGGCCTCAGATGTTTAAAGAATTCTCAGATACACAGTTCCATGTCTATCATAAACATGATAACATTAAGATGAAATTACCAAAAAATGTTAAAATAGTTACGCCTTAACACTTTACATTAGTAGAATTATGGTTTATAATAAATATTCTACTAGGTAAAGAAAAGGATCTTGCTATGATAGATCAAAATAAAAAGAAACACAGTCTTTCTGAAATAGAAAAGATGTTTATGGATACTATTGATAAGAATTCAAATATGTTAATTCCATGGTATCTAATGGCTTCATATGCTTACTATGTAGAAGATGAACCAATACTTGAAGATGTTATGTTTGATAGACTTGCTAAAAAGTTATTAAAAGTCTTTGATGATGTAGAACATGTTCATAAAGAATTACTAACAAAAGATATGCTAGAAGCTGGTACATATCTTGGTGAATATCCATCACTTGTTCAAGGTGCTGTAAGAGATATAAGGTTCAAAAAATAAATTAAAAAAAGTAAAGAAAACACTTTACATCTTAATTAAAATGTGTTATTATTGTTATATCAAATGGAGATAATTATGAACAGTCAAGATATGAATTATGTTGTTAGTAAAACAAAATTAGATAATTTAAAAAAAGCATTACTTGACTGTAAAGTTGAATATATGATTACTAGGCATGAAGGTGTAGTAGTACACATAAATGCTTGGGTTGGTGAAGAAATTTGTTAAAGGAGTTATTATGAAGAATATATTATTAATTACAGCAATGGCTATGTCATCAAGTGCGGCATTAGCAGAAAATGTAAATGCAGTAGTTGCTGATCGTTATAAGATCATAGTTGAGGTTGAGCCTTACACTAAGAAAGAATGTGTAACAGTCAATGTCCCTGTCTATGGAAATACTACACAACAAGGTGATGCCGCTGGTGGTGCTTTGTTAGGTATGATCATAGGTGGTCTTATTGGTAAAGGTGTTACCGGAGATGATGGTGGTGCTGCCGCTGGTGCTGTATTTGGTGGTTTAGTAGGAGCCGATAAAGGTGCTCAGCCTAAATCAAAACAAACTGTAATTGGTCACAAGCAAGAAAATAGATGTGATAATGTCACATACTATAAAGATGTTGAGCGCACAGTTTATGATTATTCTATCATTACTTGGACACAAAATGGTGTAACATATTCTGAAACTTATACTAAGTAAGGTTATATTATGGAAACAAAATTTGAATCAATTGCTCGTAGAATTAAAGATGCCGAAGAAGCAGACAATGCTAACTCAACATCTTGGATAAAAGCTGGCAAAGAAACTATGCGAGTTGCTAAAGAAATTCGTGAAGAACATTTTAAAAGAGAAGGTATTAAAGTCTCTTAAAAATAACACAGGGTGTAGCTCAGTCTGGTAGAGTGCTACACTTGGAATGTAGAAGTCGTTGGTTCGAGTCCAGCCACCCTGACCAAATTAGGAAAGATATATTATGACAAGTTTTATTATGGATTGGTGGAATGTGATAATGGATAGTGAAAAGAATCCATTGTCCAATATCAAAGATTTAAGAGTACGTCACTTGGTTATGCAAATTCTTGCATGTATGTGGTGTATAATATTTACTGCAATAACAGGTACATGGATGTATCTGGGCGTGAACATATTGTTACATGCTTTACTGCTTTGTGGGATATTCGTAACAGTATCAGTATTCGAAGCTGCTAAACGTAAGCCTCAAATCTTTTACACAATGCGTGGGGATGGGGGAGAACATGAGTAATCAAGAACATGATAACAAAGGCGCTTTAGGGGCAGTTGCTATCATCGCATTTATGATGGTGGGTTTACCTATCATTATAGGTACATCAATGGGTTGGTTTAATTTATTTGGGATATTAGGGCTATGAATAATATAATATTTGCAATCCTTGTTGGGCTTTTACTAGCAATAATTGTGCAAGGATATTAACCAAATGACTAAAGAGTTCAATTGGCCTAGAATACATAAGTATGAAGAAAACTTTGAACGTGATATTATAGACAGTGTTTATGGATATATATTTCAGTATTATGGTATTGAAGAAATCAAACAACTTACTAAAGAACAAATTTCACAAATTGAAGAGTTTAAAAGTGAGCTGAACGAATATAGTGTATTACAAATAGGTTTTAGTGATTTACTAATGCAATGTGAGGATTTATAATGTGGGTACTTGTCTTTATATATTTTTATGAAACAGTGGCATACGTGGAAAAAGTAACTGTTACCGATACAATGGATAATTGTTTTCAAGCAAGAGATGCGCTTAGTGAATACCATGGTAAAGGTGGTGGTTATTTTAATACAGGTACGCAAGCACTTTGTATCGAAATAAAAGGAAATAATGTATAATAATACTTTACATCTGTTTTAATATGTGCTATAATACATATAGAAACAATAAATAAATAAGGATTATATTATGAATACATTAAATGAAAAAATTATATTAACAGACTGCGATGGCGTCTTAGTAGATTGGCTATACTCATTCGGTAGATGGATGAAAGAAGAACATGGAATCAGTGGTGTGAGCCCTGATGAATATGATCTTGGTAAGGCAATGGGAATGTCTGCACCTGAAGCTAAGAAGTATGTTGAGACATTCAACTTATCTTCAGCAATTGGTTATATGAAACCAGAACGTGATGCAATTAAATATGTACGCAAGTTACATGAAGAGCATGGATATGTTTTCCATTGTATCACAAGTATGAATACTAACGAGTCTGCATATAAAGCTCGTAAGTATAATCTCGATCAACTATTTGGTCCAACAGCATTTGAAAGTTTAGTATCTCTACCATGTGGTGCAGATAAAGATGATGCTTTGTTAAAGTACAAAGATAGTGGATGTTGGTGGATCGAAGATAAACCAGAGAATGTTATCACTGGTTCTAATATGGGTCTTAATTGTATTATGATCGAACACCCTTTCAATAGAGATCGTGAAGATGCAAAATCTGTATCTAAAACAGCTAAAAACTGGAAAGAAATCTATAAATACATTACAGAAGGTTATATATAGGAAAAAACCATGAGTGATATATTTGATTTCGGCTTTACTGCAGTTACTGAGGATGAACTAGAATATTCTCAGAAGGCTGTAGCTAAAGCAACTCAAGCAGTTGATGAAGCTAATTCTGTACAAGAAAGATTAGACGATCTTTATAACTCAGTCATACCACTTCTTACTAATCTAAAAAAGAATCCAGAGAAAGATTACATTCTCTGGCCAAATCGTTTGGATAAAGTAGAAGAATTTGAAACAATGATTACTAAAATCTATAAAGGTTAAATAGTAATGATTTTAACATCAATAGTAATTGGATTAATATGGTCTCAAATCATATCACACCTTGGTGCTTCCATATTATTACATAGATATTATTGCCATAAACAGTTTAAAGTGCCTGGATGGTTTGAGACAATGGGATTAGCAATGTTAATGATAGCATGTATTAGAACACCTATTGGTTGGATTGCATCTCATAGAATGCATCATAATCATAGTGATAGTCCTGAAGATCCTCATGCTCCTAAACATGTAGGTTATTTAAAAGTATTAACCACAACTTGGTCAATACCAACAATACCTATAAAGTATGCAAGAGACTTATATAAAAATCCAAAGTTAGTATTCTGCCATAATCATTGGCTTAAAATATTAATTTCTGTTTGGGCTATATCTTATATCATCTCTCCATATTTCTTTATATCATTTGCTCTTGTACCATTTATCTTTGCTAAGATCGGATTTGGTTTATTAAATACTGTAGGTCATAGTAATGGTCCTTCAAATGTTCCATGGCTAAATTTATTTATTGCAGGTGAAGGATATCATAAAAATCACCATGATAACTTTAAAAAAATAAGACTACATAGATATGATACAGCAGGATGGATTGCTGAAAGATTATTTGTTAAAGGAAAATAGATGAAGAAAAATCAATTACCATCAATAATGAAATTGAATATTAATATTGATTTAGATAAACTAAGAAAAAACTGTGATATACTTCACGGTGAAGATAAGTTTGTTGATGTGCGTACAGCTAATCCTGGCCTTTGTATGAATCATGAAGACCTTGTAAAGGATGTCTATGATAACTTTGAACAGATTAATCTTACAACACCATCTGAAAT